TCCCAAAAGTCCATAGGCACCGGCGCAGAGTACGGGCTCAGGCTAACCCTTGCCTATATCGGCGTCACAGGTAAGGAACCTAAAAACTTAGCCGAGGTTCGCACATGGGCACGGGAAAATAAGGTACAGGTGGACGTGGGAAAGAACGTGGACCCTACCGAGCCGGATCCTTCCGGCGTTTAGTAGTAAGGCTGGCTATAGCTCTCAACCGGCCAGTGCACGAAGTCCTAAAGTACGATCCGCAACTGTTTACGACGCTAGTCGAGGAGGTGTTCAACGATGGCAAGCCAAAAGAAAGTGGACATGTCAGTCCCGGGCCTGCGAGCATTTCTCCGCGATTTAAACAAGCTTGACAAAGAGGCCAAGAGCGAACTCCGCAAAGCGTCCGTAGATATTGCCCGCCGCTATATGGTGCCAGCCTGGTCTATGGCGGCCCTCGAGGCCGGGCCGTGGGGCGATAAAATACTACGCACCGTAAAAGCCAAGTCAGACCGCATACCCGTAGTGACTATTGGCGCTAACCGTCCGGCCTATAGGCGCGGAGCGTCAGTCAACCAAGTAAAGACGGCGTCCTCATTTGGTGTCTCTAAGCGGGGCCGCAATAACCCGAAGGCGGCCGGAGCCGTAGCGGCGTTTGGCACAGGGACGGGATGGATGAAAGGCGTGGGGGCTTCCTATAAGGAACCAGCCATGCGTGAGTGGGGCAAAGCGGCCGACAAAGTTGTCGAGCAATGGCAACATAGGCGGGTGACCTACTAATGGCGATCTCTGGCGGCCGTACCTTAATGGTCTACCTTGCGGCAGACACGGCAAACTTTAAGCGCAACATGAACCAGGCAGAGACCACGGCTACCGGGTTCGGGTCAAAGATCTCCGGCCTAGGGTCGACGCTAACAAACATGCTAGGTCCGGCATTGCTGGGTGCGACGATCGCGGCCGGGGCTATGGCCGTAAAGTTTGGGGTGGACGGTGTCCAGGCGTTTCTTGAGGATGACGCCGCAGCTGCGAAACTAGCCAAGACCCTTGGCAACCTTGGGTTTGCTGACGCGACCGCGAGCGTCGAGGCAATGATTGACGCGCAACAGAGAGCCACCGGCATCACTGACGGAGAGCTTAGACCAAGTTTTGAGAGGCTCATTCGTAGTACCCGGGACGTTGACGAAGCCACTAGGGCCCTGAAATTATCGCAGGACATTAGTCGAGGCACGGGCAAGGAGCTTGAAAATATCACCAACGCCCTTGGCAAAGCATACGACGGAAATACCGCGGGACTCCTAAAGCTTGGCATTGGCATTGATAAAGCCGTTCTAGCGTCCGGCGATATGGAAGTCATCAGCAAAGCCTTAGCCACGATGTTTGCAGGGCAGGCCGCTACGGCCGCCGCAACTTACCAAGGGCAAGTTGAGCGACTGGGTGCGGCGTTCGGTGAACTACAAGAAGCCTTTGGCCGCGGATTCCTAGAGTCCCTTGGTGACACGAACGCCAAAACCGATGACCTTATGACGACGATGAAAGACCTTGAGCCCGTGATGCAAGACATCGGTGGGGCGATCGCCGACTTTGCTAGCAACGCCGGGACAGCCGTCATTGGGGTCGCTAGCCTCAAAACCGCGTTCGATGATTTCATGGCACAGGACACAGCCATCAGTACCACCATTATGGGTATCGGTAACGAACTAACAAAGTTTATTGCCGGGCCCGCGATCGTCGCGGCGCAGGCTCTACTCCTGCTAGGTAACTCGGTAACCGCTAGCGGGGCGGCAGACTCTCGCGCCGGCCAAGGCTATGTTCCTATGCGGGCAGGGCGGACGCCAAGTGGCGGCCCCTCGATGGGTGGCGGTAACTCTGGCGAGTGGGCCCAGTTCTACGCCGTCAACGCGTCCGGCTCGAAGGCGTGGGCCGAGGCCACACAAAAACTTAACCAGGGACTAATTGACCTTAACCCCGAGGTGGTGAAACTAGCGGGCGGCGGGGGCGCATCTAAGGACGCGTTCATCAGTGTCAAAGATGCGATGGTTACCGCGTCCGAGCAGATAAATACGCAGTTCGCACCGGCCCTAAAGATGGCCGAGGACGCCCTAAGCGCAATACGGCAAAAGGCCGTCGAGTATGCAGACAGTATTAAAGACGCAATCACAGGAACCATCAGCCTCTCGACAGCCTGGTCTAGTGCGGTCGCCGGTGGCAGCATCAACAAGGGAGCCGACGCCCTAGCCGGATTACAGGCCCAACTAAAAGACACCGACGCCTTTACCAAAGCGTTTGCAGACTTTGCCGACAACCCAGAAGTAAACCAACTCCTAGCCGGTCAAGTTATAAGCCTCATGCAGGCCCAAGGGCCAACCGCGGGGGTCGAGTTTATTAACGCCATGACCCCAGCAATGTCACAAAAACTATCCGAGGATCTGCAAGCCCTCGACATATTCGCGGGCAAGACTGGCGTCGAGGTGTCTAAAAAGTTTTACGACCAAGGCACCGAGGACGCCGTCGCAATGCTTAATGGCATCTCGGCCGAGATCGCCGCGCAGCAGAAAAGCCTAAAGCAGTTGGGCGCGAACATTGGGGAGCCGATTGCGGATGAGGTTACTAAGCAGATCCAGCGGGCCATTAGGAACGGCCTAGCCGCGGGTCAGGCCGAAGCAGACCGGCAACAGGCCGCGGCGTTCGCGCTCTCCGCAGCTAGTAGGGTCACACAAACCGCCGTCGGTCAAGGTATTACGGCAGTGGTCCGGCAGACTGACCAGCGAACGGGATCATTACCGGCGGCGGCTCTCCGATGACATCCCCGACCATAACGTCGGTCACCATTAACTCGGTGAACCTCGACCTCGACGACGTGATCCTCGACGTGATCATTACGCATGGACGCGGCGCTATCACCGACGCGGCGAGCCCTTCCACCTTGGATATGCGGATATTTGCTACCGGACAGATTACGGTCCCGTACACCCTTGGGCAGTCCGTCAATGTGAAAGCCGACACCGTTGACAGGTTCACCGGCGCTATCACTGACATGGCAATTAGTCACGCCACAACCATCGACGGCAATCCACCCATGACGATTATCGACGTCACGGCAGTCGGATTATTGGCAAACCTTTCTCGATTCTACTACGACACGACACGACCCGAGGAAGATCTACAGGCCCGAGTCGACGCAATTCTCACCGCCACAGGGCTCACCTATTCGGCGCAGGCAGACCCCGGCTACCTACTACTTGAGGTGCTAGCGGCCGACGCCGTCCTCGAGGACGCTAGGACACAGCTCGACGTCCTAAACGATTGGACCGGCGGGACCCTGTATGACAAACCCGACGGGACCGTGGTTTTCGAGTCCTACACCCGGCGCGGCTACAACTATGCGACGGCGACGTGGGATGACATGCCCCTTGACTGGGACAACACGACCGAGGATTGGATAAGCCAATACGCGGCAGGCTCAGCGGCACCGACGGCGGTAACGCTACCGGTCACGGCAGTAGTGTGGGAACCGCGCTGGCAGGCGACCGCCTCAACGATCGTCAACGACGTAACGGTGTCTTATGGGGCCCTTGACCCCCAAGACACGTTTAACCAGGTTGACGCCGCTAGCGTCGCGGCGTTTGGATCTAGGGCTATCACAATCAACACCGGACTAGCCGACGTCGACGACGCAGGCAACCGAGCCAGCCTGGTACTCACGGCGCAAGCCACGGAGCGTTGGACGTTAGGCGGGGTCGAGATCCTTATGGAAACCCTGACAGTCCCACAACTGGCCGCGGTAATGAACCTAACCTCAGGTGATCGCGTCATCGTCACTAACCTTCCAAGTCCGGGACCGATTGCGCAATTCTTGGGCGTCCTCGAAGGGTGGACAGAGACTTACACGATCGACGGTTACCGGCTTACCCTTGCACTTTCGGATCCGCGCTATTCCTACGCCATGCTCGAATGGGATGAAGCGGGCGCCGCGGATTGGCAGAACGTACCAATTACCACCACATGGTCCGACGTAATCCTACAATCAGATCTAGTCTAGAAAGGTAGAAACATGGCAACAACGACATACGGAACGCCATATGTGGCAGGTACTGACCTAGTCGCAAACTGGCCAGCCGCATCACTTACGGTTGCAAACTCGATCGACGCCGCGGGATATTTTGTTGGCCGCGGAATCAACGCACAGACCGCGTCCTATACGACGGTCTTAACGGACGCGGGGAAAACCGTTTCAATGACCAATGCCGGAGCGACTACGCTAACGATCCCGGCTAACGCGTCGGTCGCCTACGTGGTCGGTACGCGCATAAACATCCTGAACCTTGGTGCGGGTGCCTGCACACCAACGGCGGGCGCGGGCGTCACAATCGCGGGGACGATAACGGCCCTAGCAACTAACGAATCAGCGTCACTGGTAAAGACTGCTACTAATACGTGGTCTTATTTAGCCGCACCAACACCGGCCGCACCCGGCATGTCTTTAGTGACGCCTACCTCGGTAGCGGGAACTGGGGTTACTTTATCAGGTGGTCAAGTGTCTTTTAGTTCGTCATCAACTATCAGCGTAAATGGATGCTTTACTTCTGCGTATGAGATGTATCGGATTACGTTTACGGGGACAACCCCAGGAGCCGCGGATATCACGCTTAGGCTACGAGTGGCCGGTGTAGATTCTTCTACTGGGTATTCGTACGGGGGGCAGTATTTCACGCAAGGCAGCGCGTCTGGGTACGTCAGTTCGGCTTCCGCTAGTTCCAGTGTGTTTGCATCTACCGCTTCAACTACATCTATAACCACGCTTGATGTTTCACCTCCTTTTGCTGCCGCATTTACATCCTTTGTTGGTTTAAACAATCAGCCCACCACGGCAATACGAGTGTGGGCCTCCCACCACGCCGTCGCGACGTCATATGACGGATTTACTTTGCTCGGCACCGGGATCACCGGCACCGTCCGAATCTATGGATATAGGAACTCATAATGACCCAATATATAGAAACCTTCCAAGACGGTACTGTCATCGAGCGCCCGTGGAATCAAGACGAGTTAGCGCAGCACGCTAAAGATAAAGCCGACAACGCCGCAGCGCATAAAGCCGCAGCAGACAAAGCGGCAGCCGAGGCAGCCGCAACGGAGGCGGCTATTGGCCACGCCAAAAGTCTCGGGTTCACGGACGCCATGATCGCCGTAATGTACCCGAACCTAGTGACAGGCTCGGCGCTAACGGCCGACGATTACACGACACAACCTGAGCCCGTGATCGAGGCCCCATAATGGCCAAATTAGTTAAGGGAGGCGTAACGCTTAGAGACCAGGTTAATAAAAGATTCCCTAAGCGGGATAAGGCGTCGGACGGTTGGATAGGTGACGCCGCACACCAATCACGCGAATCGGACCACAACCCCGACGCCAACGGATGGGTCCACGCCATCGACATCGACAAAGATCTAGGCGCGAAGGGTGACGCTAAGAAACTAGCCGACCAAATAGTCGACTACGCAGCAAGCAAGAAAAAGGGCGCCAAGCGGGTTAAATATGTGGTGTTTCAAGATCAGATAGCGAGCGCCACATATCCCGAAACGAAGTGGCAATGGCGCGGAAGCGGCTACGGGCACTACGACCATATCCACGTATCGTTCACCGCAGCTGCGGAAGAGGACGGGTCGGACTGGCCGCTACCTATCTTCACGGTGGCCACCGAGTGAGCGACACCGTTGGGATGCTGACCGCCTCATTTGGCCTACTTGTGGCAATCCTTGGTCTAGTCGCATGGATAGCCAGGGCGCAGGGTAAGTCAAACCGGCCGAACGGTGGGCGATCGCTTTACGACATCGTGCTACGAATCGAGAAAAGGATTGACCGGCTAGAGAAACAGTCCGACGAACACCTCCAACACCATTTGGAAGGCAAATGATGCTAGATAAACTTAGTGCCGAGAACCGACACATCATTCTCATACTTATTGTGGTAGTCCTAACGTGGGCGGCCGCTACTATCCCGGCCCTTGGCCTAGACCCGATATGGGCGCCCCTAGCCGGTGGAGTGATAACGGCTCTATTGGCGTATTTCACCCCTTTGACTCGACAATATGGCGTAGGCTCGGCGCGTCCTACCAAATAACCCCGAGATGCCCGATATCTTGAAACCGTAACTACAACACGGGAGGCATAGATGGAGTTCGTTACCACCACCGAGGCCGGGCGCATGTTAGGCGTCGGCCCCGACACGATCAAGAAATATTACGAGGTCGGGATCATCGACGGCCACAAACTACCGGGCCGCGGTGATCTCCGCATCGAGGTCGCATCGGTCGAAAGGGTCAAGGGTACGCGTGTTTCGGTGCCCACTCCTACTAGCTCTGCGGCCGAGTGATGGCCGCCGCCGTGATGATTGCGGCGCTACTCGCACCGACGGCCATGCCAGTTAGTCCACCACCCGTCTCGGTGTCGGTAAAAGATCCAGACCAAACGGGTGTCAGGGCATCGGCCTACACGGGAAAGTTCTACCGGGCAAGCCAGGAGAACTACAGAAAATGCGTTGCCGGTCGAGAGGGACGTCACCAATACTGGACCACAGGAAATTGGAATTTTTACGAGGGCACCTACCAAATGACCGACGCCCTATTTACGGGCGCGGCTTGGATGATCGGCCGAGAACTTAAAACCACCTACGCCAATTGGGATGTCGTCAGGGCAGAGCTGCTAGATACGCCTGGTCATAAGTGGGGGCGCTTCTGGCAGGACATGGCCTTTTATACGGTCTTGAATTGGCGCGGTGATGGTGTCGGCGCGTCACATTGGGCCGGGGGTCGTTACGGGTGCACACTATGACCGTCGACCCGAGCCTAGTGTTCTTTGCTTGCCTAATCGGTGGGGCCGTGGTGTTGGCCTACTTTCTTGGGATCGAGGTCGGCAAAGATGGGCGACATCGTTAGATGTAGCGGGTGCGGGTGTTGGGTTTATGTAGCCAAAATGACACGGGAGGAACTAGATGCAAATCTACGAGAAGAGATATCCACGGCCGGCAAGGTCGACGGATCCGACGATAGCGGTCACGAAGTGGTCCTATGCGTCAGATGTGGACATCCTAGTCGCAAGCGAAGCACTAACGACTCTAATCAAAGTTAGCCCAGAACTGGCAACCAAAATGGGTTGGGCTTTACTTGAGGCCGCAGTGGCTAAACCTATACCGGACGGCGCAGCATGAACGGGACTCTCTTCGACGTTGAGCACAAATGTGCGGGCCCTTGGTGTCGATACTGCGAGAGCAACACCGGGCCAGAGGCCAAAGAACTAGCCACTGAAGCGACGCTAAGTGATTTAGAATGGGCTCACAGGGCTACCGCGTATCTAATCTATTTAGGCCCGCATAAGCGGTTTACCGCTGATGACCTGACAGCGGCAGTCGGCTTGCCTATGGGGTCAAGTAACCAGGTTGGCGCCCTGTTTGTTAAATGGCATAAAGCCAAACTAATTTGGCCAGTTGGTTACGTGACTAGCAAACGTTCTAGCAATCATGGGAGAGTGCTAAGGGAGTGGAGAACTTATGAGCCGTGAGGATTACATCGAGGTATCGGAGCGTATACAAAGATTCTACGAGAAGCATCCGGATGGCAGTTTGCAAGGATCGTGGGAGTGGCTAGACGACTCTCACGCCGTGATCGTGTACAGGGCCGAGGCGTACAGGACGGCGGATGACGTGCGCCCTGGTGTCGGGTACGCGTCAGAGCC